TATTTATACTTGTGTGCATATTCAGGTACGTTGCACACATCAACCAATGCTTTTTCAGTCATCAAGTAAACCTCTCAGTTCATCTGCAATTGCATCAAGCATTGCCACGTATCTTCCAATGCGCCTTGAATTGAAATTGTCACGTGCTGCAACAAATGACATTTCTGCTGTGTCAATGCGGTCAATCAGTTCATTGACTGCATCGTTCCAAGTTGTTCTTTCATCAATCATGCTTTCTGTCACGCTCCTTCAGAAGTTCAATCAGTTCATCTTTTGTCAGACCTTCATATTTGTTCTGTTCCAGTTCTGTCATCTTCTCTGTCAGTACATCATTCACAAACTGTTTGCAGTTCACCTTGTGCATCTGGCAATACTGCTTGATGCGTGCTGTTGTGTCTGCATTCACGTGCACAGTCAGTTCACCTGTTTTGCTTGTTGCGTGCACATACTTCACGTTGCGTTTCCGTGATTCATCCATGTTGAACAATGTTCTTTCCTTCATTTGCTTTTCCTTTCTTTTTCTTTGGTTCAGCTGCCGGTTCTTTCTTTTCTTTTTCCGGTTCTTTTGGATGCCGTTCATCATAGTCATTCCATAAACCGTTCAGTGATTCCCAGATTGCACCACGGTCACGCACAAATCTGCGTGTCAACTGTTCCAGGGCAACCGTCACTGTCTTGTACCGTGCATTTCCCTGTTCCAATTTGTGTTGAATGATTGCATACTGCTGTGCATCTTCTGTACGTTTCTTTTCAAACTTCTGGTCAAGTATTTCATGCAATACCATTGCACCAAGCACACCGCCGATAAAACCAGATACAATTGCGGTCAATATCATTGCCATGTTCATTGCGGTCACCTTAAATGCAATAAAATACGAATGCATACAACCCGACCGATGCAAGGATTGACAACATTGATGTGTAAAATGCGATTGTACAAGCATCGAAAAATTCAAGGTCACCGAATAATTCGGTCTTGATTTCCGATATGATATGATTCCTTTGGTGAATGTGTTTCTTTCTGTTCATGTTCACTATCCTTTCTTGGCAGTGTGTCGGCACTGCCTTTTTTCTGTTGTTTCATGCTGTTGAAGATAATCTGTGCAAATGTGTCTTTGTTGATTCCGTCACCTTCTTTCTGTGTGCAGATGTTCTTCAGAAGAACATTTATCTGCAATTAAAAAACAATGCGTTCATATGGAATGTTTGATTCTTTGGAAAGTACAACAATTTCTGGTACCTTCCACGGTGATTCACCATTTTTCCGTCTGACAATCGTCATGTGACTGCATCCAAGATGTTCAGCTGCTTGTTCATTTGTCCATCCTAGCAATCTGATGATTTCATCCGGTGTGAACGTTCTTTCATCCGTCATTCATTCACCCCCTTCCTCAATCAGACCAAGATACACAAGTTCTGAATGTGTACCGTCTTCAATGCCCTGTTCAACAGCTGCAAGATGCATTTCATACAATTCTTCATTCCAGAACCGCAACTGGTTCAATTCACGGTTCAGTTTCTGTGACCGCTTTTCATATTCTTCTTCATACCGAATGTGACCATACCAGTTCACATCATATTTTGCCTTGCACCAGTCCATCAGACCTTCCAGTTTCGCTTCACGTTCGTCAATCTTCTTCTGAATCTTGTTTCTTGCCTGTTCAATTTCCTTCAGCATGTTCATTCTCCTTTCATCATTGCAATGCAATCATCTGTGTATACGTGTGTTTCAAGAAAAGGGTTCCGCATTTCAACAACCAGGTAAGATGACCGTGATTTCAAGTCATCCATGTCCAGGTTTTTGAATACATAACGCTTATCCCATTTATCAATGTCTTTCCCTTTTGCCGTTCCGATGTACCGCACATCAATTGGTGCATACTGTTCAATCAATCCGTTGATGCCGTGAATCTGAATAGTCATGTCTTTTTCTCCTTCTGTTCTTTTTCAGATGCGTTTTTCACGCACTCTGATTTCTGTGTAACCTGCATCTTTTGCATCTTCAACGTGCATCTTGACATATTCTCTGCATGTCACTGTCCACCGTACCCATTTCCCAGTGTTTGGGTTTTTCACTTCAATAATCATGTTTGCAACTGGATTCAACATTTTGCTTTTCTCCTTCTGCGACTTATTTGCGCACTGTGTGCCGGTTCTTATTGGTGACCGGCAAACCATTTTTTGTTTTATTCTGTGAATCTGAATGTTTCATCCTCAATGTGTGCAATGGAACCACCGGTTTCCTCATCCAGGTATGCTTCAGTCATGTAAATTTCTGCCGGGAATTTTTTGTTCCAGTTTCCGCATAATTCGCATGCGTTTCGCCATTCTTCTAAACTGTCATGCATTTCCGCTTGAACACCTAATGCCATCAGACCATTGATGAATCTTTGGAATTTTGGATGCCAGCGATATTCCACAGTGTCATCTGTCTTGTCCGTGTCTTTTGTCACTCGTTTCATCCAACGCAATTCCTTTTTCAGTTCCTGTTCTGTCATGTTTTTTCAGTTCCCTTCTTTTTTGCCGTTTTTGTTTTTATTTTCTCACCGTTTTCGTTCTTGTCAAGCACTTTTTGTTCTTTATCAGAACAATTTGTTAAATTCAATAACATCCATGTTATAAAGGAGATGAAGGAAGGAAAACCCCATGAACAGAAAGAAAATAAATGAATCAATTGGTGATGAAATAAGGTTTGCACGATTGCGGAAAAGGATGACACAAGAACAACTTGCACAAAAAACCGGTCTTGGTCGGTCAACAATCGCAAAATATGAATCTGGTCAAATTGAAATGAGTATGCCGGTATTCATTGAACTATGCAATGCAATTGGTGTCAGCTACATTGATATTTTGAAGGGTATTGAATTATGACAACGGCAGTCATATATGCAAGATATTCAAGTTCAAATCAACGTGAGGAATCAATCGCCGGACAGCTGCGTGAATGCCGACAGTACGCATCAAAAAACGGCATGAAGATAATCCACGAATATACTGACAGCGCACTGACTGGTACCAGTGATAAAAGGCCGGCATTCCAACAGATGGTCAAAGACAGCGAAAAACATGCATTCACTGTTGTCATTGTTTGGAAACTTGACCGTTTTGCACGGAACAGATACGATTCTGCAACATACCGAAACATTTTGAAAAAGAATGGTGTCAAAGTCATTTCTGCAATGGAAAACATCAGTGATTCACCGGAAGGCATCATCTTGGAAGGATTGATGGAATCACTTGCAGAATATTACAGTGCAAATCTGTCCGAAAATATCAAACGTGGTTTGTATGATTCCGCACTGGAACGAAAAGTTTTGTCTAATCCTGTTTTTGGTTATCAAAAAGGAATGGATGGCAGATATGAACTGCATCCAATCAATGCACCAGCTGTGAAACGTATATACACCGACTTTGCAAACGGCAAACCTTACGCACAGATAATTGATGAATTGAACCGTGACGGATTCAAAACCAGTCAAAACAGACCATTCACACGGAACAGTTTGCGCACCATCTTGCGCAGTGAAAAATACATTGGTGTGTACCGGTATCGTGACATTGTTGATGAACACGGTATTCCACCGATTGTTGACCGTGATTTGTTTGACAGGGTTCAAAAAGAAATAAAACGCAGGTCATTCACCAAGGTCAAAAAGAAAAATGACACACAAGAAAACTTTATGCTGACCGGAAAACTGTACTGTGGTCACTGTGGTGAAATGATGACCGGTGAAAGTGCACGCAGTAAGGGCGGCACATATTATCACTATTATTCATGCTCCGGTATGAAAGCACCAAAGAAAAACGGATGTAGAAAAAAACGTGTGTCAAAAGAAAAAATTGAAGATGAAGTGATTCGGATAATAAACACAGAAATACTGACAGATGATTTCATTGATGACATGGTTCCACGTGTCATGAAATACCAGGAATCTGACCAGGCATTTGCGACAATCAGAAACCTGGAAGAAATGAAGAAACAGGAACAGAAGAAACTGGATAATATCATGAAAGCAATTGAATCCGGTATATGGTCTGATTCCGTGAACAGTCGGCTGAATGAACTGGAACATAATATGATGCGCCTAGAACAGCGAATACAAGAAGAAAAACTGTCAATGGTGCAGTTCACTGCCGATGACATAAAAGCGTTCCTATATGCTCTAAAAAACGCTCAGAAAACGGATTCTGATGCACAACAGTATCTGATAAATGCGTGCATCAACCGCATATATTTGTTTGATGAAGATGACGGTCAAAAACTGGTTATTCATGTGAACATGTCCGACCAAGAAACAGAACCAATCACACTTCAATCTGTTGTTCGTTCAATGTCTGATTCTCTCCACCTAAACGTGCATACACGAACACTTACAGACGGTGTTGTTCTACTGTCAATAATGTTCAGACCATAAAAAAAGACCGGATGCAAACACATCCGGTTTTGTTGTATTCGGGTACCTGTGTCGGCTCCCAAAACACAGATACCCATGTTCAGAAGGAAACTGAAAAGGGAATGTCAAATTGAAGTCAGTTCTTTGATGGTATCATCAATTGCCTTGTCATTTTTCTTTGTTGGTTCTTTCAGAATTAGCAGAATCTGAACCAGTGCTGCGTTTTGCGCTTTTGCTGTCCGGTCTGCATCTTCTCTGTTTTCCCTAATTTTGTCATATGCATTGTTCAAGTCACGTTTCACATCAGTCATATCACGTTTGATTTCCTTGATTTCTTCTGAATGTGTACTGACCGCACGTTTGATGTCATTCAGCGGTTCAGTCGCATTTTTCTTTGCTGTCACAATGCTGTTGTAAAGTGATGCCATTTGCCCAATCAAGAGCAGTACACCAACAACGGTGACCAGTGTGATTTGTTCTGTCATTTACCGTCACCGCTTTCCGCTTTCTTGAACTGGTACCCAAAGAAAAAACTGATGCACATTGTGTATATTGAAACAAATTTATCTGGAAGTTCTTCACCCTTCAGCACAAGCATACCGAACACCACAGTCAAGAAAATGGTGATGATTGATTTGACAGACATCAATGACGCAATCCGTTGCAGAATGATATGTTCAGACGGTGCCGGTTCCGGGTCAGTCCAGTTTTCAACCGGTGCCATTTCCGGTGCGTTTTCCGGTTGATTTACAGTGTTTTGTTCATTCATGTTCTGTTCCTCATCTTTCTGCGTTTCGTCTTCTATGGGCACGTTTTCCGGTGCCTGGTACGGTTCTGCGCTGATAAGTGCAACCGCTGACGGAACTGCACGTGTTGTGTAACGGTTATATTCAAAAATGCCGTCTTTCACTCTGCCCATCTGTGCGCTGTCACCGCCATCCAAGAAAGCAATTGATTCAATCTGGTATTGTTTGAAATCAGATGCAATCTGTTTTGGTGTTGCATCCTGGTTGCATATTCCAAGGCAATATGTGCCATCTGTGAATCGGATACAGAACGAATATCTTGAAATGATGTTCACGCAATCAATTCCAATGAATGTGCCGTATTGATAATTTCCAGATGATGGAAACACACAACCAGGCGAAAAGACATCATGGTTCATGTCAATTCTGATTCCGGTACAATCGCCGTACATGCCAGTGTTCAAATCAAAATACAACGTGTTGTTCTGATTCGGTAACATGCGCCACACATCGTTCACGGTTGAAGACTGGTCACCATATGTTGTTCCGATTGGGTCACTTTGACTGTTCTTTGCTTGAAAAAAATTTGCGCCTGTGATTTTTACCATCACTTTTGCGTTGCAATCAAGTTCTTTGATGGTCTTCAATTTGTTGATACCGGCAGACAGCACAACTGCTTTCTGATTCGGTTTTTGCCGATACAAAGAATAAGAATGTCCGTTTATGGTGATGTCGGATGCACCCGGTACAATTTCAGACCAGTTTTTGAAACGCAATGCACCAAGAATGTCATGAAATGATGTTTTCTTTTCAGTCACACACGCACTGCCTTGGTTCTGTCCAAGTTCAACATCTGGTGCGAAATACATACACACGTGACTGTACGGATGACTTTTTGAACCTTTATCAAAAATACACCAGTCACCATCATGCAGCTGTGCCGGGTCAGTGATAAAGTCAAAGTATTTGCCATAACCGTACTGTTCTTTCAACCGCCACAGGTCGCACACATAACCGGTCAATGCACAGTATGTTGACACCGGCAGTTTGAAATACTTCACAAACGCATCGAAATAATCCCAACACTGAAAACCATATGCTTTATCCTGGTCATAAGATTTTCCCAATGTCATGTGCAACCATTCAAACGGTGTCATTTTGCATTCTTCCTTTCATTCAAAAAGAAAACCGGCAGTTTGACCGGTTTTCAGTTTTATTATTCTTCTGTTGCCTGTTCCGGTTCTGGTGTCGGTTCCGGGTCATGATGAATGTATTCACGATATTCTTCCACACAGTTCAGCTGCTCATCAACAATCATGACTTTTGCAGTTGTCACATCCTGTGCGTTCCACAGTGTCTGACAGATTGCATGGAATCTGACCTTTGCCTGTGTCAGTTCACCGTGTTCAGAATCAACGCTGAACGCACCATTGATGCACTTGATGATGGAATACTTCATTTTTGATTTCCTCTCTTTCTTAATTAAAAAAACGTGCTTATGTTTTGCACGTTTCAGTTATGTTTTTTGATGCTGAAATGATTCAGAATTGCGTTTTTTGATGCTTTTTTGCGTTTTCGCATTCAAATTTGCGTGTCAAAATGTTGTCAACTTTGTGTCAACTTCATGTCAACCGCATTTGAATTAAATGCTGACCACACACTTATGTTTTGTACTGCTGTTGTTACTGCTTGTAAGAAACATAATTCGGTTTTTATGATTCTTATTTGATGGATTAAATGCTGATTTAATGACTTGATGCCGCAAAATATACTAAATGGACTTTGCAGGGTTCGAACCTGCGACCGTTCGGTTATGAGCCGACCGCTCTAGCCGACTGAGCTAAAAGTCCACTCAAACCGCTAATCATATTTAAAATTCACTTTGATGTTGCGCTCTTTGCATGTGAGTGCCACGGCATATTCGCCACAGTTCAGATTGAAATAAATCACTTTTCCCTTCTTGAGTTCTTCTAGGTCGGCTTCTTCGATTTCAATTTGAAAACCTTCATAACAACCGTCTAAATGCTTGCGCTTGTTGTACACCCAATAATCTTTTTCGCTCATGGTATCACCTCAAGCACAGTATAACCGCATTTCGACCTGTCGCAAAATAATGGTTTTATTTCACTGATTACCAATCTTTAATAGCGTCCGCTTTGATTCCGAATACTCTCAAATTCAGTGATGTATTTGCTATTGCCGCACCGTTCCAGTCTACTGCCCTGATCCAGTACGTATTGTTTGTGTTGTACATAACCGTTATAAAAGCCGATACGTTTGTTGCTCTCACAAATACGGGAACGGTTCTGTTTGGAACGATTAAACTAATGTTAGCCGTTCCTGTATTTGATGTCGTAACAGTTCCGTCTTGGTCGACGATTGCCGATTTCGTTAAACCATTATTTAACGCTTTTAATTCGCCACCGATAGACGTTGCAGAAATGTTGGTACCTTCAACAAATGTTTCACCTGCGGACACAGCTGCGGTCACAATATACAACTGTTT